AAAGGATTCCACCACGATCAGGTCCAGGCCCAGTGCCGTACTGAACAATGCCATCCGCTGGTCTCAAGTATTCGTTACTTATCCCAGAGCCTTTCGGTGTAGGGATAAGATTTACAGGGTATGCAGTTCGAATATTCGCTAGCAAATCCGTGTAAATGCCTGAGAGGATCGGTATTTGCATCTAGCTTTGCTCGACCCAAGAGGTTGTTGCTTCATCCCAGCTATACATCTTTCCGTCCGTGGGCATAGGTGTAGGCGCCTCCCAAAGGCAAGAACCAGCGTTTAGCACCCAACTGGCAAAAGGCTGTGGTGGAATAAAAGCGTCCCGTACTGAGTCGTAGGTGTAACCAATGCCTGCGTAGTTTTTTCGTATTTTCCCGTTATAAGAGGTTTGTTTCCAGTTGCCACCAAACAATCTTTGGCAAAAAGCAATTCCGATTTCTTCTTGCTCATTACCGTTTTCGTCAGAAGTGTCTGCGTTAGCTATGACAAGCACTCTTAAGACTGTATTTTGATTATCTAATTCAGCAAAGTGAGCCATGTTTAACCTTAGTATCTAATGATTACAATGCCCGATCCACCATTCGCACCATTGTTCCCCGTGTCAGCACCGCCACCACCGCCACCACCAGTATTAGTTGATCCTGGGTCTGGTGAATAGGGACTAGTACCCCTCCTACCACCCCTTCCGCCACCGCCAGTGCCACCAGGGGTGTCCTTATTGGTCTGCCCACCGCCGCCGCCACCGGCGTAATACGTGGAGTTTATGGTTGCCTGTACCCCAATACCACCATTTCCACCACTTGTTCCACCAAGCCCTGTCGTACCGGCTGCGCCAGCACCACCGCCACCACCACCATAACTATTTGCAGTTAATGTTACAGGTGCGCCAGCATTACCCTGACCGGATGTCCCTGCGCCACCAACTTGCGGTTCAGAGGCCGCGCCGCCACCAGAACCACCACTTCGCCCTGCTGAGTACGCTGCACCGGTATTATTCGAACCGCCGCCACCCCCTCCAGTGGTGCTAACAGAAGAAAATACAGAGGATGTTCCGTCGGAGGCTTGACTAGTTGAACTTGTTGATCCAGCCCCAGAGCCTCCAATTGTTACCGTTATACTAGCCCCAGGGGTAACTGATAAAGTTCCTTGCTTAAGTCCTCCCGCACCGCCGCCACCGCCGTAATAACCAGCACCGCCGCCACCGCCGCCAGCGACAACAAGGTAATCAACACTGGTAACGCCAGCGGGAACAGTCCAAGTTGTAGATGAGGTAAATGTCTGAGTTGTAAACAATTGCGGCCATGTGCCTTGCTTTTTCGCTAACTGCGCCTCTGTCAGTGACCAGACACCCTTGGCTGAACTCGTACTTGGGATGTTTGCGGGGCCGATTATCCCGCCGTTACCTCTAGGCATAGCGACTCCTAGCTAATGTTTTCATAGCTAATAACGATTTCAAGATCGCTATTTGCGTTTGCTAATGCAGCAATCTTGTCGCCTTCTTCTAGGTAAATATAAGCATCTTTATCAACCACCACTAACGTAGCATCAGCAGGAACCACAACTGTTTTAGCTAAGTTGTAGCTAGTTGTTGCGCTTGAATCGTAGTAAGTGACAGTCACTTCAGCATTGTTAGTCCCATCTATGTTTGAGACATAAATAGAATTGACTTTAATTGCAGTGTTGCTAGACGCTGTCAGTATGTCTGCGCTAGATGTCGTAAGCGCAGCACCAACGGTCTTGCCGTTTATGGTTGTCGGTGAGAGTAGATTTGGAGCTGCCATAGTTGTTCCTATCCGAAAATCATTGCTGCTGTCACAGGACTAAACCCGCCGCCGCCACCAGTTGCTGATAAGGTTCCCGCTGCAAAAGACAGACCTGTGCCAACCGTTACGTTAGAGAATCCACCAGAGCCGTTGCCGTACAGAATCGAGGTTCCAGACGTAGCAGGTGCGTAGTCAGTGCCTGCGGATGCGTTGCTAAACCCGCCTGTGCCATTGCCTTTGAGAATTGAAGTGCCAGATGTTGCCGGTGCGTAATCAGTACCGGCTGAAGCAGCAGCAATAACACCGGACGATGCTTTCAAAAGGCCGGTGGTTGTAGCCGCCTTAATTAACTTTCCAGTCGTGCTATTAAATAATGCAATCTGACTGTCTACTGATGAAGATGGCCCAACGACATCACCAGTCCCACTAGCTGACAATGTACCGGCAGCAAGCGATAAGCCAGATCCAACAGTTACATTGGCAAAACCACCAGTTCCATTATTAGCAAGCAACTGGGTATTAGTTCCTGTCGGTGCGGCAGCATAATCGGTCCCAGCAGTGGCAGCAGCAATAACGCCAGACGATGCTTTAAGCATTCCTGTAGTTGTAGCTGCCTTTAGTAACTTGCCAGTCGTTCCGTCGAATAAAGTAATCTGACTATCTACAGCCGATGACGGTCCTACTACGTCACCACCTCCGCCAGCACCACCAGTTTGAATTGCCTTAAGCATAGATCACCATTTCTCTTTCGCAGCCCAGTAAGCTGCACTCATTTTACCCTTTGCAATATTCTTTGCGTGTCTCGCCAGAAATGACTTTCGCCTAGCCGCATCAGCTTTACTCTCGCCTTCCTTCTTCGGACTGCCCGTTACACCTTGCTGACCGAAACGGATAGTCTTAACCTCATCGCCGACCTTTGCTACCACCACATGGCTTTTAGTAGGATGACTCGGCGTTTTCTTTGGCTTGTTATACCCAGAAACGCCAGCCTTGGCTAGTCTTGAATCCTTCATAGTGCAAGAATCTGCTTTTGTATTGCTTCTAGTTGAGCGAGCAACTCTTCCTTCGTTGGTGGATCTATCTGTACAACCTCTTGGGCTGGCCTATTATCTACAAAAGCACCATTGATGAAATCGAATCCAATTTGCACATTTTCATCGGCTAAGACCCATTGTTGCTGTGCAGCGTAATCAGCGTCTGATATGACTAGATTGACGACTTTACCGTTTTCAATGACTGCGTATTTCATATTGTCACCACGCATAGACTCTGACTAACCCGTTGCCACCGTTTCCGCCCGCACCTGACGTATTCGGATTATTCCCTCCGCCACCACCACCACCGCCTGCCGCTGTTCCGCCATTCTCACCAGCAACAAATACAGCACCTCCATTACCGCCCAACCTAAATACACCACCACCACCACCACCTGTTGATCCAGTTATTGACCCTCCAGCACCAGCCGAATATCCACCGCCCCCACCACCGCCGCCGCCAGCTCCTCCTTGATAGGAGCATGAACCAGCATCGCCAGTCTGAGCACCAGCACCGCCATTGAAACTTTGTGCCATTCCGGTTGGTATATTAGACCCCGCTAAAACACCACCACCAACACCGCCTGACCTTTGAATCCCAGCTAATGTAGAGCCACCTTGCCCGCCTGTTCCACCATAAGCAATCAGGTAAGAACCGAAAGAAGTATCTCCTCCTGTACCGCCACCATTACCATCTGGGCCTGGAGGAAATCCACCTGGGAATGGAATTCCAGCACCACCGCCGCCACCAGCACCAATAGTCACGGATACCGTTGAAGGTAAATCACTCGCCTTAAAATATCGGTATGTATACGCACCACCAGCGCCAGCACCACCACCGCTAGCACCTGAACCACTTGCAGAGCTGCTATTACCGCCACTTCCTCCACCGCCGCCAGCACCCAGACATTCAACCATCACAAACGAAATGCCAGATGGTTTAGTCCATGTGCCAGAACTTGTAAATTCAGTGACTGTGCTTGTACTTCCTCCACCGGATGTACTTAATGTCCCAGCTGCAAGTGATAATCCAGACCCAACAGTGACGTTAGAAAACCCACCGCTTCCACTATTGGCTAATAACTGAGAGCTTGTCCCAGTAGTGGCTGGAGCGTAATCCGTTCCTGCCGTACCTGCGCTAATAACACCTGATGCTGCCTTCAATATCCCCGTTGTTGACGCTGCCTTTATGGCTTTCCCTGATGTACCAGAGAAAAGCACAATCGTGTCATCCACGGATGACCCTGCGCCAGTGACATCGCCCGATGAGGGTAACGATGTTGAAATCCAAGACGTGCCTGTTGATGTAAGTACCTCGCCAGCCGTTCCAGGTGAAACCGTTGTTACAGCAGAGGTTCCATTACCGATCACAACGCCATTAGCTGGAATCGTCGCTAAACCAGTTCCGCCTTGCGGCACGGTAACCGTTGATGCTTGCTTGATTATCTTTCCGGTCGTTCCGTTAAAAGCAACCAGTGCGCTATCAGTCGCGCTAGCAGGCCCATAAACATCGCCCGTTGCTGGCAGTACAGCCGAAACCCAACTCGTTCCTGTTGATGTTAAAACATCGCCAGTAGTTCCAGGAGAGATTAAATTAACCGGCGAAGTTCCATTGCCTGCAAGTAACGCATTCTGAGTAAGCGTATTTCTACCTGTGCCACCCTCAGAAACAGGGCTAACAACAAGCGGAACATTCTGAGTTGGTATCGTCTCTCCGCCATTTCGGTTTTTGCAGAGAATCGAAAAAGGCCCAGTAACATAAAACGATGACCTCACACCAGCATTAACAGGGTATCCTGCAACGGTTGAGATTGGCTGCGTTACAGGTTGCGTTCCAGCCTCATCCCAGTAAACCGTTAACGGGTTAGTAATCGGGTTCTGGTTAATGACTCCAATGTAAATAAAGCCACCGTCGAGCGGTAGCCCATCAACGTCATAAAAGATCGAGATCGGAAACTGAACCTTATTGCTCATCACGCGATCCTATACCAGGAATTCGTCGGCTGATAGAACTTAATCCTAAATGCGTCTCCAGCAGCTAGCGAAGTCAGCCCGTTACCGTAAATCGCAGATGCACCATTAAGCGTAATCGTCAGCGCGGTAATTTGCTGAGTCGTTGTTACTAAGATCTCAACGCCATTAGACGTATTCGTATTTAGCGGTAACACTAGCGTACCAGTGGCTAGCGTTACGCCTGGAGCAAGAATAAGCCACTGGTTTTGACTAAGAGTAATCGGAAAAGCGTGAGTAAAGCCTGTAAGCGGTGCTAAGAGCGTTGTCCCTGTCTCTGGTGGACTAATATGCTCTTGAAAGTAAGCAAGCAGCTCAGATACAGGTAATCGCCTAGAGTCGCCGTTATTAGGTGTCCAGACAACAAACTGATCTCCAGGATTAACCTGAGAGACCAGCGGCAGTTGATTGATATAAGGCATAGCGACCTCAGTAGTAATAATCGTTCACGTTGATCGGATTCAGTGGACCCTCTGGCCCAGTCTGTACGGGATCAACAGGTGGCGCGACAAAAGGATTGTCCACTCGCCACGGTTTGTTACCAGCACCAGCAGGCATCGTCGCTGGAAGCTGTAAGTCAATCGGAGCCGTAGCTCTCTGAAGCAATACGTCATACGCTGCCTTTGCAGCAGCCCGTGTTTCTGGTGAAACCGTCTTACCAAACGCTGGCGCAAGCCTTAAACCAAGATTCGTGTAGATCGCCTCGATTGCTGAATCAGGTACATCCGTTTGTTGGTCAAGGTCCGAGTCTTGAGGTGAGCTTGGTAATGGATAGCTTAACCGAAGGCCCAATCCGTTCCATGTGGCCATCATCGCATCTAAACGGCGCAGTGCGGAAAGCAACTGTTCTGGCGTTAGATCAAAGATATAACTAGCCAGACCAATCTCGTCGAATGCTTGATTGACAAACTGGCGTTTAGTCCATCCCATGCTCCAACCCCTCTGTAATCATCTGCAAGAGCTTCTTGTCTGAAGTCCTGCCATCAAACTTGATTTTAAGCGATAAAGCCTTCTCTTCAAGTTCTTTTCGAGTCGGTGGAGCCGTGTCAACAGGAATAGTGCGAGGGTTTAACGCTTCCTCGCGGGTTGCATACCAACCAGCAGCTAAATGAGCGTTCCACTCTGCATCGTTATGCACATCCTTGTAATCCCATGTCTGCTTTCCATGAGAAAACCTACCAGGAGTCTTATAAACGAATGCGGGATATTCTCTCATTTCTTCTTTGCTGTCTTTGCTGATTCTTTGAAAGCCTTGGCAGTAGGTGCGCCAGGACTACCTGGAGACCTCATGCGCTCAACCTTTGCGCCTGAAGCCTTCTGTTTCTTAATCCGCTCACGCTTAGCGGCAATGTTTGCGTAAAGACCTTTCATTTCTTCTTCGGTGCTTTACTTGGTTTACCTGCTTTCATCGCTGCTGTGCGAGCAGTGGAAAGCGCAATGGCTACAGCTTGCTTTTGTGGCTTACCGGACTTCATCTCTTTGGAGATATTCTTAGAGATGGTTTCCTTCGAGTAACCTTTTTTCAGTGGCATTGCTAACCCCTAAAGGACAGAGACCTGGGTCTCCCCAGGCCTCCTTACTACTTATGGTGCTGGCTGATTGAACAGGATAATTCCTGACATCTCAGGCTGCTTGTTGACCACACCGAACAGCGTATCAAGACGGAACTTGATCTTCATGGTGTTGATGTCATACCACTTCTGCATCACCAACTCGATGCCCTGATCGGTGGTTCCGCGCATAACTGCGGTTCCAGCATCAGTAGGTACTGCAAAGCGACCAGGAAGGATCTCAAGCGCGTCTTTCTGCCAGAACGGGTTGATCGCAGCAGCAGCAGTGTTGATGTACGTGATGGGAGCCGTTGCTGAAGGCGTAACAATCACGTTCTTGTACTGTTGCTCTGCATCCGAACCACCCTGAGCAGAAATGATCGGTGGGCTGATAACCATCGTCGTGCTATTCGTTACCGAGATAACACGGAAGGTCTTAAGCGCACCAGTGCCCTGCTTCGTGATGTGATGTACAGCTTCAACACCAGTGATCTGGAAACAATCGCCTGCAACTACACCAGTCGTGTCGCTAACCGTGACAGTCTGGAAACGGTTATCGACGTTTTGCACTTCGCCCGTACCAGCTGTGGATGTAGCGCGTGGGACATAGTAGTTACCAGCAGCAGTGCGGGTATCAATTGTGTCGCCTGTTCCAGCAGCAGCGGTAATGCGGTTTGCATAGTCGAGCTTGTAGGTCGAGAAGCCTGCAACCTGACCAACATAAGCACGTTCGTAAGCAACGCTAGACTTATCGTTGTTAAACGAACGGTTAGCACCACCACCCTGAAGGTTGCTAGCCATGTTGTTGTAGTCGCGCGAAGAAACAGCAGCGTAGCGATCAAACATCTGAACGCCCTGCTCGTTCATGATTGCGTCAGCTTGGGCAATATCATCAAAACCTGTTGCCGAACCAGTGCGAGTAACAACAAGCGTACCTTGTGCAGCTGCAACATTCATGATCTGAATGTTGATGTCAGACGCAAGTTTCTGCTTGGCAGACTCACCAAGGCGATTCTCTTGCAGTGCATCACGAAGCTCGAGAGCGTTCATGATCCAAGGAACCGAGCGGTTAAATCCAATGGTCGAAGGAACCGATAACTGCGTGTAATCCTTAAAGTTCGCAGTCATATCAAGGTTGAACGAACCACCGAAAGACTGAGAAATGTAAGGTTGTGGACGCCAGATAACGTTGTTGGTGCGCTCCATCGTCGTTTGGTCAGTGTTGTAGATGCTGACGTTACGTGATAGCACTAGCGCATCGTTAAAGCC